ATCCAGGCCAGCTTCACCCATACCCTCAATTCCGTTAGCCATATTATTTATCTCGGCATTTAACTGAGCTGGACCCATTTTACGGAACGCTATCATTTCATTACGGATTGCCTGTAATTCATAAAATTTAACAGCAGGCTCACCAGCAAACTCTGCTGGCATTTCCATAAGACGAACAGCCATAGCGTTCATCTTAGTTTCACCAGGATCACCACCACCTTCTAGGATTTTTCTTAATTCACCAATGTCGCTTTTTAAATCTCGCGCCACACCTTTAATAATTGTGCGTTTATTGGTTACTTCTGCATTAAGAGATCGAACCAGAGTGCGTGTTTTTTCTACACCTAATTGTGTTGGAGGATTTTTTGTTAGCTCAGTAAGAAATGCTTCTTGCTCTACAAAACCATCGATGCGCTGAAAATCAGCAATCAATCCATCTATTGTTGCTTGTTCTTGGGTTGTAATAATCATACGGCTTATGGCATCTTCACCAAAACCGCGATCTCTCATATCCTCTGCAAGATTATTTATGTTTTCGCTGATTGCAAAAGCGCGGAACTCAGGATCCGATTCACTGCCAGCAATCCTGTATATTTCTTTTTGTCGCTCAGAGATTCCAACTAAAGCTCGACCTTGAGCATCTGCTTGTTCTTTTTTATTCCAATAGGATGAATATCTAAGCCCGGCATTGCTTGCATGAGAGCCTAAACGCGACCGAAGAAGACCAGCAACTTGCGGATCGAGGTTTGATAACGCTGCAGGAAAACCATCTACAACATCAGATAAACGCGCTTGTATCTGAGAAAACGGCGTTTCGCTTGCCTCACCTTCTGTTGTAATCCGATTGATCTCGAGCATAGCCTCGGTTTCAATCTCTGAAGATGCAATGCGATTTGCTATCTCATATGCCTTACGCTCTCCAACAGTGCTAGGACCACCGGCTTCACGCAATTTAGCGAGAACAGGTTGCGCACCCATCTGACGAACAATCTCACCCGCTTGCTGTTCATCTTTACGGATTTGTTCACGATGCAGAAAATCAGACATTCTCTGCATATTGTCACTTATAGTCTGACCTAGCCTTGCCGCTTCACGACTGGCAGCAAAATCAATTCTTCCAGGTTGCGCTGCTTGAACACCCGCCCGTTCATATCTAGGAAGTTTCGCCATCATTAACCTCCTAAAGAAAGCGCCTTAAAGCCAGTTTGGCTACTTCTCGCAATATCTGTAGCAACTGTTCCAGCTGCATTTATATAAGCCATTGTCATCGCTGTACGGCCTGCCTTCTTGTAAATACTGGCCTGATAATCAGCCATACCCAAAGCTAACTGAGCATTGTCTAACGATGTATTGTATTCACGCACACCTTCTTTTCTGGTGTAATTTTGTAATGTTTGAGCGGATCCAGATAAAGGATCTATGCCACCAGCCGCCGCTCGAGCAACAATGGTAGACATATTTTCATTCATGCGCCGCAGAACATCAGCAGCCTGCTGCTTGTAAGCAATCGCTTGACTCCGCCCCTGAAGCCTAGCTTGTGCAGCTTGTTCGTTATATTGGCGTTTTTCAGCGCGACCTTTTTTGATCTGACCATAAACTTGAAGTCCTGTTGATACTATTTGCGCCATATCAATTCCCCACTGACATACGATATTCGATACCTAGTAACGTCATTTTTAATGGCGCACTTTGGCTTATCGTAATTTGACCGGTGTTAGTGAACCCTAGAAGGCCGCTTACCGTCTTGGTTCCAGTAAATTCTTGAACAGCGCTATCGAGGATGTTTTCACCGAACTGGCGGAACGCAACTTCCTGACCATTGATTGTCATGTTTTGCGTTTCGTAAACAACAGCATCTACCTGGAGGATGCGTTTCTTTGTGCCTAGTAACGTGCCTTGTTGAAGTCTTGGTTCGGCTGGCATGGTCGTCAGTGTTACTTCGTAATTCAAACCGACCTGATAGGATGAGGTTGAAGCTGTTTCAAACGTCACAGTAAACGGGGAAGCAGGCACTGTTTGATCTGGCTCGATTATACCATCTCGAACAATCTTTACTGTTTTTGCTTCGAGGTGACTCATAGCTACCGACGAAGCTGCTCCACCGGTTTTAGCGCTATCCAATTGCAATTCTGGATCAAACTTCTCTAAATAATATTTTGTGACACTATTTACTGTTCGTTTTACAATTACGAAAATTGTATCGACCTCACACGCAACAGCTATAAAATCACCATCAGTAGTGAACGCAGATGGCGCAATAACATTTTGCGCAGCAAGAACTGAATAAACAGTCATTGTTCCATCGCCATTTACGATAAACAATCTGTCTGTTTCATCAGTAGATGTTGCCCTTCGAACAGCCATATCGACAGGACTTTTAATTAAATGCGAACTTAACACCGACAGCATTTGCGTATTATATGCCGCCGTAGTGTCCGAAAACTGAAAACTTACAAGTGAATTGCCCTGCCGTTGGACAAAAATTGTTGCGCCATTTAAATCTTCAATTGGCACACCAGGTTTACTACCCAATCGCGTCATTGGCTTTACAAGAAAACTTGATGGTGTAACTGGATCAGCAGCGCCCTGGCTTACTATAAACTCACCACCGGATGTAAATATTTGGAGATCCGGCCCAGAGAACATATGCGTAATTACATTGAGCTGATTGGTGTTAATCGTTGCCTCTACTGATTCATCATCCAATGCAGTGCCAGGATCAAAGTTGAAAAAATCAACAACCCTCGAACCCCAAACGGTATTCGGCCTGGATCTAGCTCCGCCAAAATATAAACGCCCTTCATGAAAAGTTGCAGATCTTGGCCATCCGCGTGAAGAAGACCACGTTTCTTCGTATCCTTCTTCGTACTCCCAAAGAGAATCATCGATGTTGCTTTGATCGAACAGTGGTACTTCGCAATAAACCTCTAGCGTTGCATCATTTACCTTACGAACAATTCGCAAACTGCCGAACGGTTCCACATTTATATACTGGCCAACATACGAGCTTGCTGACGAAGTGAATATAAGCGCATCAGAACCGCTATGTTTTGCTGTAATTCTGATAGCGCCATCAGTGCCGTTTGGCTCTAAATGGTCATGAGGTACAGAAGTGTTATACACATTACCAGCTGTGGTTGTGATGGTGAAAGCATATCGAGGAATATTTGTTAATGGAACATTACTAACGGTCCAGCTTGTATCGCTGTTTCTTACAATCCTTAAAGGCTGTAGATCTTCTTGAACCAGAATAAGTGTATCAACTGCTTGCGTATAGTTTAATTCAGCAAGCATCGATGCTGTTATTGTGGTCGTAGCATAATCATTGCCGCTACCATTGATGTTTGTTTGCAGCACACCGTTTTTGAAAACGTACATACGCAAATTTACAAACACTAATGTGTAACTATCGCTAGTGCTAAATTCGAACGGAATTATTTTAAAATCTGTAAAACTCGAACCAAAGTCATGGATAAACTTTAATCCGTCTCTGCGCTTCACTCCACCCTGCGGCTGCACAAATACGTTCGTCGCAGTCTCTAACGCATTTTGATATTGCTCAAGATCTGTTCGTGCTTTGAGAAGTGGATCTAATTCTCCAACTGAGAAATTAGTTTGAAATTGAACAATCCGCGTCATGTTACCCTCGAACAGCTATGAGCGAATAATCCTCGATAACGTGTGATGGTTGACCTCGGCTATCGATATTCATGGCCTCGCGAAACAAACCACCTCGACCATTTTCGCCAGGCGTACCAAACGCTAAGGAACGATAATAATCCGCTTTAGTGACCTGATCTGTAATAACCATACCAAGCTCACCGGCCATTGCAGTTCGAAGTAGATGCACAAAATACGTTGGCATCTTGGATTCGCTTACTGTTGCTTGGTAATCGACATAGACCGTTTGTTCATTTGTATATACCTGGTCGCCATATAGCTCCCAACCATAACGAAGCGGTGTAGCGTAAGCATCAGAAGTATTAAAAAGCGCACGAACGCCAGAAAGAATATCTCCTGGCAGCTGGTAGGCGTAAGTCCATTCAGTAACAGGAGCTGCCGCTAAACGTGCTAACTGCTGTTTCTTGTAGCTCCAGCTCCACGGATACCTAGAAAGCAAAGAATCCCGAAGATCGGGATAGAGACGGTCGCAAGCCTGGGCAGCGTCAGATCCTTCTGTAAAGGATGATATCGGTTGAGCGCCCAACATAATCAGCGCATCCGAGCATATGGATAAATTAGTATCGCCTGCCGCCATACGGACCCCCTACTGTTGAGATAGGGGCCAGGTTTCCCTGGCCCCGTACCGTATTAGATGACCGCCGTTGTAATAACGCCAGCGGTATTTGTGGCCACCAAAGTTTGACCACCATCTGAGCCATAGGTGTAGATCCAATCACCGGTGGTGATAAGAGCCTCTACATCATTGAAATAACCAGAACCAGCGATTGCGGCCTTGTTATCTGATGCAGACTTATAGCTATAGATGTTTGGCGCTGATCCAGCTTTAGAAGCCGCAACAGTTGCCCAGTTTGCTTGTGCAAATGCCATTAGTCAGCTCTCCTTATTCTGTACAGCTTATCTTTACTATGCCGTCGTCATCGATGGCGACCGAGCCAGCAGAGAACATGGAGCTAACGAGGAACGATGTCTTTTCGGGGACATAATTCACTTCGCTCTTTTGCGCCATAGATTCTGCATAACCAAGAGCATCTTTGTGCCAAGCAAAGCAAGAACGGGTTGATGGTTTTGGAACACCGCCTTCATCACGATCTCCCATGGTCAAGATCTCGAAGCCCATGAAGCTCGATACCTCGCCGCGAACAAGTGCGCGAACAGAAGCAAAGTCGCTTGAAGTAACTTCAGTTTCACCAAGTAGAGCATCGAGCTGAGAAGCGTGCATGAGAAGATAACGGCCCTCGGAAGGTACGTTTTTCTCATTCAATGCTTTCGCAGTTGCGCGCAGCTTTTCGATGTTCATGTTCGAAGCAGCACCACCAACCGATGTAGCAACAGTCGATGGAGAAGCAGCAGCATCGAGAGCATCGATGATGATCTGATCCATACGACGAGCAATCGACTTGGACACAACTTCAACCAACTCACGACGCTCATCGAAGTTGATGTGCGACTGATGGAAGATATCGCTGTATTCAGCAGCAATATAATCGCTCATTGTTGCAGTGACTTGGCTGTAGGTTACATTGAGAGGGGTAACGTCTGTTTGCGGAACGCGAACAGTTGCTACACCTTTACCGATTTTTGGAAATTTTACAGTGTTTCCTTGAACACCTGTGCGTGTACGGCAAGTACCGCGCAACAGAGATTCAGCTTGATAAGCCTGCTTTACCTCTGATTCAAACAGGGTAACGAAGGCCGTTGTGACATTCTGCGCCATAGCAGAACCCTCCATAAGAAGTTTCGACCAAGCGCGATCCGTTATCCTGTAAGGGCGGTCGCTTGCGCGGGTTGTGGCCGCGCCACCAGCGGGTTCACCGCAGTAGACGGGCCGCGCAAGCGGTTATCCGACAAATAGATTATAGATCAAAGCAATCGCTTTGACAATCAATTATGATTGTGACGCCATCCATTGTTTTTCAATGCGTGTTCTAAATGCGGTATCAGTAGTCCATCGAGGATCCGCTATCGCTGCCTCAAGGTCGTCTCGAGTCATCTCTGGCTGTTGAGGTGAGATCTGCGTCGGAATACCTTCATTCGTTAGAGACTGATGGTACTTCAAAAAAGCGTTGATGGCATCAGCGCTATCCAGGCTGTTTGCTATAGCATCGCGCTCATTCTTTGTGAGCGGCGCTTTCATAAGCAACCTTTCAGCCATTTGGATCTTTTCCTGGGCGCGTTCACCTAGCTTCGACATTTCCGCAGTGCGATCATATTCTAACTGTTGATTAAGGTCGTTCCCTAATTCAACCACCTTCGAGGCAAGATCCTCGAAAGCCGACTGGCTAATATTATTTTCTTTAGCCCACTCGATATACGCAAGCGAAGTAGGGTCATCGGGATTAAAACCCTTATCCACAAGGTCTTGCATCTGATAATCACCTTCCGGCGCTTTATGCTTCCCTTGGCTAAATTGCTTACGCAATTCGTTATAGCTCTTAGCAAGTTTCTCAACATCTGGACCATCATCATCCCAAAATTGCTGAGGGAAGTAATCAGGCCGCTCAAGAACTTCTTTATCGGCATCATCATTACTGGGAGTAACATCTTGCGGCTCCTCATCATGCAAACGCATTGGAGCCTCTTCAGACTCCTGTGAGACATTTTCTTGGGCCTGGGTATTGATGAGCGGGGCATCGTTGGCGATGTTGTCCAGCTCCACAGTTTCCTGGTTATCCATTATCGCTTCTCTCTATTCTCTTTTCGATCATACGGACGATCTCAGCCATCCCAGTCCTGAAATACCCATAAGAGGCATCCTCGCCAGGGTTCCAGGTTGGCCGTTCGATTGTTATGAAACGAAGATGCTCAAGCACCTTTCGTCCCTCTTCAGACTTAAAACAGCGCCCATATAGGATATCGAGATCATCCGCTTGCTTGAACTCAACCGCAGGCGCTTCCATTAAGCCATCCCAGCCCTCATCTACCATTACTGCATTGCCTCCATAACAGCCCCACCGTCATTGGCTTCTGGAGGTTGCTGCGCAGCCATCATCTGTTGCTGCATTTCCATCATAATCTGTTGCTGTTCCTCTGGATTGTTCAGTATGTTCTGATCGACGCCCAGCCGTTCCGCGATAAACGCAAGAACACGCGGCACTGAGATCGAGGCTTGACCTTGTGGTCCCATCGCGTTGGCAATCTGCATATACTGAACAACGTCATTGATCTCCTGTAACTTCTGCGCCTGAGCAAGAGGAGACACCGGACTCACCTTTACTTCCGCGCCATTCACCTTCAACGGTAGATCAATTACACCTTGTTGGTCCATAACAAATAATGTTCGAGCAATGATTGGTATCATCGTTTCAGTAATCAAACGACCAAACGCACTTCCCAGATTGGTAGCTAATTCCCTGGTGCGCTCAGATATTTCTGTAGCTGACCGCGCAGACATATTGTCAGGCGGAAGCGTATCGTCCATCAAAATCTTTTTGATATTCATGCGCAGATCATTAATCACGATCTGGCTGGTATTAAAATCACCGGCTCGAGGTAACGGAGCTAAAGATGCACCATTTGGTCCACCGTTCCTGGCCACCGCAACTACTGCACCTGGTTGAATCTTAATGTTTTGAGGGTTGAGAACGCCATCATCAGCAGCTGTATAAACACCGGCAATCGATAGTGACGCATTTTTAAGCAACAGTTCGAGCGTTTTATTCAAAGTCTTAATGTCTGCGATTGCAGTAACTAGTGGACCTCGACCATAAACCTCGCCTGCTACTTTCATATAACGAGCCACAACGAACGGACTGGATCTCATCTCTCGATGGACAAGCTCCTGTTTCTTTGATGGCCATATAACGTGATAGTGATACCGGCCAGTTGCCTGATCGAAGATAACACAATCCATAAGATCTAGCTCTTGATCTGGCCTTCTTTCAATAGCGTCCGTAAGATCCGCAGTCATTTGCACATCAGGAAACTCACGCTGTATGGCCTCTGCCTTTACGCGCAATTTACGATAAACATTATCAATATTGCCGTTTGCACCTTCTTCGATGCACACCAGGTATTGAGGGATAGGCATGAAACGAACAGGCGTAATCTCATCGCCTGGCGTAATCATCATAACCGCAGTCCCAACAGCTAGATCGAGCAAAAACTCTCCCATAGCCAGGTCGAAATTAGTTTGGCGCAATGTCTCGAAAAGACGATCTGTATATTGATCGAAGATCTCTTGAGCCTGGATCTTGTCCTGTTCTGGTATTTGGGATCCTGGTTCGAGGCGACACCAGGACTTGTATGGCGGGAATAAACCAGCTTGAAGACGATTAGCAAAACGCTGGGTCGCATGAATTGCCGTACTATCGAACACACGCGCCATCTTAGATTTGCCAGCTACACGGCCTTCGTAATAACCGGAATACAAATTCCGTTGAGGCAAAGCAAATTCATAGCAATCCTCATAGATCGAACGCCATTCATCCTTTCGAGCCTGAGCTTTAGCTTCTCGCTCTATAAGCTCTTTTACATTCAATCTAGGCATCTTTTTTCGCTTTCAATCTTTTGCTTATGGCTGCTGATTTGCTTCGAGCATCAGCCTTCGATGAAGCACCCCAAGCCCTCAACGATAAAAGCAACCTAGTAGGTCTACCCTTCTCATCTCGCTCGGGACCAGAATTACCGGCCATACGAGCGAGGAAAGAAGCTCTACGAGGATTATCTCCACTCTTTACAGGCGGTTTAAGATTAGCACCTTCTGTGCGTTTAAAGTGTGCGCGACCCGCTGCGTTAAGACCTCCGCTTGGGTTTTGGTGCTTTTTCGCTACCATCGCCTTCTTCGACCTTCTTCATCGTTCCAAAAATGTAAGCCTGCTTACGCTTTCCCTTTAGCCCTAGTCGCTCTGCGCTTAGGAGCAGCTTTCGGTGAAGCTTCTTTGGCATCTACCTTTTCCTTCACTTCTGGCTCTGGAGATGATTTTTGAAAAACTCTTGGATCTTCTTTGGTTTTTGTCACTGGACCATACCTCCTGGTCCTAATGTTGAACGCATACCTAGTGGCTGCGCTTCGATGCCAGAAGAAACACGACGCTGAGGAGACATTAACAAGCGCAATCCGCCTGTTTTTCTAACGCGGCGACGAGCAGCTAACCTTGCTGCTTCTTCACGGGTCTGAACAGCAGCTCGAGTTTCGGCGCGTTCTTGAGCTTGAGTGACCGGCGCTGGAGCAGGGGCAGCTCTAGTGGATCCACCACCACCGCCGCCAATAACGCTGGATACAATACTACCTAGACCCGCTGCGCCAGCTACTGCGCCTAACGTGGGTAAAATCGGTGCTACTCCCATTTTTAATCCTCGCCATCATGTAATAACTTTCGCCTTCTGGACCGAACTGTTCCATAAGACCCTCAGTTTTAAAATACAGTTTTTCAGCAAACTTGTAAGCCGTTTCGTTGGACGACCGAACGGTGATCTGAAGGCGTCTAACATCGTATTCGTTTTGAATATGGTCGAATATATGTCTTCCGCCTTTTACAAGCGCTATCGCACTTCGATCAACATGCTGGGTTGGAATCATCCAAACCTCACCAACACCAGGCCATAATGGCCGAACGCCAAACATACAAGCAGCTCTACCGAGACGAAACAAGCTCCAGGACAAATCTTCGTATGCTGTATCTAAAACATATTCATACCATTGTGGTATTTTTTTCATATACATCAGTTCATCGTCTTTGAGGTCAGCTCTCTGAAGATGTTCTGGCCTAAAAGGAATCAGCATCTGATCTCTGCCGTGCCAGTGTGTGCCAAAATTAATCATTAAAAAATCTCGAAATCCGTATTTGCGCTATAGGTTCCGCCTTTACCGGCATAGGATCCACGGCGCAGCCTGCGCTGTTCGCCGCCACCGAGCATCAGATAACCAAAAGCATCGCCGCAGTGTGAATGTTCGTTCTTAACCGGAGTATCTTTGAACCGTTCTTGCCCAGCACCCAGGCTTTGTCGCTTGAAAAAGTACCCACCGGAGAGACTTTTTCGCAATCTTAGGCATTTTTTGTCCACAATCAGCCCTGGTTTACCGGATATCAACCTCGACATAGGCGATGCGCCAGCCTCACGGCGCACCTGGAAGGCGTTCGAATCTGTTGGCTGCGCTTTAAATCCTAGCGATCTAAGATGATCGAAGGCCGTAACCTCGTAGATCTCATCGCGTTTGTTACCAGCTGGATCGCCCCATATCAAAATATCATGCTTCGAATATCGTTCCGCGATCCTTCCCAGCAATTCCTGGCCAAAACGCTCGAGGCCCATATCGAACGTCACCAGCTCATCACAAATCCGCCAAGCACCACCAGATGTTCGTTGACCAAAGATCGCCGCAGGCGTCAAACCAAAGTCTACCCCGATCTGTATCGGATAATACGGATCAACCTCCACATCACCGCTCATCAACTCATCATCATACTCCGGCCATACCGGCCTGCCTTCCTGGACGAAGGTGTACATGCCCTGGGCATAGCAACGGATCCAATCCGCGTTCTTACCGCCTAGCAGCTGCTGATAGTATCCAGGAGGTAAATTCTGTTTGTTCTCGGCCTTGGGGTTCGAACGCCACCATTTGCCGCCAGAAAACATAAATCCCTGGCTTTCAGGATTATTTTCAGGAACTTCATCAGGCGCAGCTTGCAACACTCCACCTGGCTGGCGGTGGAACGTCCAGGGATATTCACCCTTAATCGGATTCTTCTCAGCAAGATCATGCCACCAATGGTCGTTATCTGGCGGGTTTGTGTCCATCCAGATCCCATACCAGGTAGGACCACCATCTTTTTTCGTCGGATATCGACCAACGCGGTGTGTAAGACCATCGATTACAGCCTTTGGCAGCTCTCGAGCCTCATTGACCCATGCCCCAGTTAGTTCGAGAGACAACAATTTCCGCACATCTTGCGGCGATGTCAGCGCCATGAAGATGACCTCGCAGTCAATTCCAGCGGCATCACCTCGAGCAGGAAGCTTAATATGGTGCGTGATAGGCGGTTGCCAGCGGATCCCACCCCAAATATCCTCGGGAAACAACTCTTGCCAGGTCTTGATGGTAGTGGTGCGCAGCTCGGGATAGGTATTTCGAACAATCACAAAACGCGAATAGCGTATGCCATCGCGTGGGCTGGGCTTCTGACGGACTGCTCGAAGCATTATCTCGGCTGCGCAACCATAGGATTTACCGGAACCAACCGGTCCCATCAACCCTCTGACAAAACTTTCGTCATGCAAAAATTTCCAGACCGTTGGACTGTTGGAAAAATCCAGGTCCATCGATGGCAAATTGCTCA